GACGAGGACGAGGACGGCGGGGACGGTGACACCTTCCCCCGGTCCTACGTGAAGCGGCTCCGCGAGCGGTCCGCCGGCTACCGTGCCCGCGCGAAGGATGCAGAGGCCCGGACCGCCGAGCTGGAGCGCGCGCTGTTCACCGAGCGCGTCCGAGCGCTGGACGTGCTGGCCGATCCGTCGGACCTCCCGTTCGATGCCGCGTTGCTGGAGGACCCCGACGCGCTCCGCTCCGCTGCGGATGACCTCGTGGCCCGCCGGCCCCACTATCGCCGGCGCGGTGTCGCCGCCGGCACCGGGTCCCGAGACGAGGCCGGCCCCGGCACCGGCGTGTCGCTGCTGGGACTCATGCGCGGCGGCGCGTGAGGTACTATCCGGGCATGGGCCGCTGGACGGCCCTCGGATAGCCGGCCCGGTGCCCGCCGATCACGAAACAACTACCCCGAAAGGATGGGCACCACCATGGCGCTCAACACCACCACCGCGCCCGAGCTGACCCGCGAGCAGGTCGCCGGCATTCTGACCACCCCCCTGGAGACCGCCAGCGTGTTCCTCGCCGCCGGCCCCCGCATCTTCGACACCACCGGCCCGCTCCGCGTGCCCGGACTCCCCGGCCCCGCCGACCTGTCCGCCCTCGGCTGGACCGGCGAGTCCGAGCTGATCCCCGAGGTGGACGCAGAGTTCTCCGAGGTCCAGCTCCTCCCCTCCACGATGGACTCCGTGAAGGTCATCACCCGGTACTCCAACGAGCTGGCCCGCCAGTCCGTCGTGTCCCTGGAGCAGACGCTCCGTGACCGGCTGGTCGCTGACGTGGCCGCGAAGCTGGACCAGCAGTTCATGGGCGACCAGGGCGACGGCGTGACCACCCCCGCCGGCATCTTCGCCTGGGACGGCGTGACGGACACGGACGTGGCCGGCGCGCTGGACCCCGACGTGATCCTCGCCGCGCAGGGCGAGGCGCTGACGCGGAACCTGAACCCCGCCACGATGACGCTGTTCATCCGCCCCGAGGACTACGTGGCGATGCGCGGCATCAAGGACGCGGACGGCCGCTATCTCATCGCGCCCGACGTGTCCGGCACCGGCCTCATCGTCCCCGTCCTCGGCGCGCGCGCCGTCGTCACCGCGCGCGTGCCCGAGGGCCGCGCCGCGCTGGTGGACATGAGCCGTGTCGCCGTCGCGCGTGACCTCGCCCCGACGGTGAAGGTCCTCACCGAGCGCTACGCCGATTACGACCAGCAGGCGCTCCGTGTCGTGGCCCGCTACGACGCCAAGCCGCTGGACCCCTCGGCCGTCCTCACCCTGTCCGGCATCACCAACGGTGACACCGACGGCGACGCCTGACGGGACCCCCTGACTGCGCCCCGGCACTAGGTGACCCCCTCCCCGGTGCCGGGGCGCTCCCCATCGAGAGGACGACATGGAGATACAGCTAGAGCCGGGCGTGGCCGTCGTCGCGCCCGTGCCGGCCCCCCCGAAGGCGGGCCACGCCTGGACTGCGGAGAGCAGCGCAGCATGGCCCCCCGGCATCGCGCCTAAGCCGTCCCGGCTCATGGTCCAGCGCCTGGAGGGCACCCCCACCACGGCCGGCGTCTACACGGTCACGCTGACCGAGGCCGACACCTACGGCGAGCCGTCCGGCTACACCGAGGTGCTGACCATCACCGTGGCCGCGCCGGCCGAGGTCATCCCCGCGCCGGCCGCTGAGGGCACCGAGGACGGCTACATGCTCCCCGACGTCCCCGGCGTCCGCTGGCTGGTGAACGGCGAGGAGACTCCCCCCGGCAGCTACTCCGTCCAGCCGGTCACCGAGGAGACGACGGTGACCATCATCCCCGAGGCGCTGGCCGGCTATGAGTTCGACGCCGACCCCGAGCCGCTGGTGCTGACGTTCACCCCCGCACCGGACCCCGACCCGGACCCCGAGGACCCCGAGGACCCCGAGGACCCCGACGAGTGGCTCCACCTGCTGGACGAGGACCCCGAGCGCGCGCTGGTCGCATCCACCCTCGTCCCGCGCGCGCTGCGCCACGCCGGCATGGACCCCGACGCCGCGCCGGCCCCCGCCGCCGCCATGGCCGAGGGCCACCTGGCCACGGTCCTGGAATACGTCAAGGGCTACACCCGAGGGCGCGGCTTTCACGGCTACGTCCCCGAGCGGCCGCTACAGGCGGTCATCGTCGCCGCGACCGGCCGGCTGGTCACCAACCCCGAGCAGGTCACCTACTACAGCACCGGCGACTACTCCGAGCGGCCGGCCACGCTCACCGGCTGGACGCTGGCAGAGCTCCAGGTGCTCCGACGCTACAGGAGGGTGACGGCATGATGCTGTGGGACCAGGTGACCGTCCGTAGCCGGCTCACCGGCGCGAAACGGCCCGACGACATGACCGTCCCGGCCCACGTGTACACCGTGTCCGGAAGCAACCCGTTCGAGCCGAACCGGCCGGGGATCATGGTGCACGTGCTCCGCGCGATCATCGGAGCGGACGCGCCGCGCGCCGTCGATCCGACGAGTGACGACGTGATCCACAAGGGCACGACGTACCGGGTCGACGGCCCGCCGATGGGCCGCTACCGGCGCGGCCGGCTCCACCACTGGACCATCAACCTGGAGAGGACGACAGGATGAACACTCACCGAGGCCGGCGGCGCGGGCCGACCCTCGCCGCCCCCGTCCGCCGGTGGCTGTACGGCATCGCGGCAGCGGCCGCGCCGCTGGTCACCGTGTACGGCCTAGTCACCGATGAGCAGGCGGTCCTATGGCTGAACCTCGTGGGCGCGCTGCTGTTCACGGTCGCCGTCGGGAACACCCCCGCCCGAGACCGAGAGGTGGGCGAATGAACCCCGAGGACCGCACCGTCCAGAGCCGGCTCCGAGGGGACCCCCACGGGGACCCGCTGGCCGTCGTCCTGTACCGGCTCCAGCAGATCGAGAAGCGCATGGACAACCTACTGACCGCCGAGCTGTACACGGCCCGCCATGAGGCGCTCCAGGCGCGTGTCCTGGAGCTGGAGCGGCAGCAGGAGGAGGACGGGCGCACTATCCGCCAGGTGGTGGTCGGGCTGGTCCTCGCCGTGGGGACCGCGCTCATCACAGCGGGGATCACGTTCACATGACACAACACCGATGCCCCGAGTGCGGGGCCATGCACGAGAGGAACACCATGTCCCGAAGCAAGCCCCGAATCTTCCCCCGGTCCCGCTGGACCACCACCAAGAGCAACGCGCCGGCCGCGCGCGCCGCGCAGATCAACGGTGTGGCCCTCCACTACCCCGGCACCCCCGGCACCATCGGCACCGAGTCCGAGAGTGCCACGGCCGCGCGCCTGGAGGGCTACAGGCGGCAGCACGTCAACGGGAACGGCTGGAAGGACATTGCGTACAACGTGGCCGTGGACCAGCGCGGCAACGTGTGGACGCTGCGAGGCGTGTCCAAGCAGTCCGGGGCGAACGGCACCACCGCGGCGAACCGATCCCACGGTGCCGTCCTGCTGCTGGTCGGGAACAATGAGCAGCCGTCGGCCGCGATGATCGACGCCGTGCTGTACGCCGTCCGGCTGTGGGACGTGCGCTACGGCGTGACCGCTGTTCGCCCGCACAGTTACTTCGTGAGCACGGCGTGCCCCGGCAAGCCGGCCCGCCGGCTGCTGAACGATGGGCGGACGTTCTACGTCAAGACCGCGCGGGAGCGCTGGCCCGACGTGAAGTGACCCCGCCGGCGCGGCCCTAGTCTTGTCTAGGGCCGCGCCCGTGCATTAGAGTGTCCGCCATGACACCAGATACGAGGTTCTACACCCTCGGCGAGGCCGCCGAGATTCTCCGCGTCAACCCGTCCACCCTGTCCCGGCAGTGCGCCGCCGGCACTTTCCCGCATGTCCGTGTGGGCCGCACCGTCCGTATCCCCGTGGCCGAGGTGGAGCGCCTGGAGCGCGGCGAGCCGGCACGCTCCAGCGTGATCGACGTCCCCGACTACGTGACCGGCACCCCGTCCATGTTCGATGACGTGCCGGAGGCGGACAGTCCCGAGGACGTGGACGAGGTGACCCGATGAGCCGGCACGACAGGATCATGGCGAACTACCACCGGGCAATGGCCCGCGCCGACCTCACCCCCCGGCAGCGCGCCGAGGCGAACCGGCGCAAGGGCTCCGCCGGCCTGGCGCCGGCGCCGTTCCGGTCCCGGACCGGAGCGTCCATCGTCCAGGGCCGGCCCTCCCAGCGGACCGCCGGGGGTGCCCGATGAGCGCGCGCACGTATACCCCCGTGCCGGTGCCCCCGCCCGGTGAGCCGGCCGTCCGCTGCTCCTGGTTCCACTGGTGCGACCGGATCGCCGTCTACTACGTGTCTCACCCCGTGCTGGACGAGGTGGCGACGTGCGCGCGCTGCGCTGACCGCATCCGGCGGGCCGACGCATGACCGCGCCGCGCTGCGCCCCCGAGCGGAAGTGCCGGCACGCACAGTGCCCCCGCCGCGCCGTCCGCCAGGGTGTGTGCCCTGACCACTGGAGCGCGCTGTGGGGCGACCAGCCGGCCCCGTACCCCTCGGACCTCGTGCCGAAGAGCTGGAGGGAGCGGCAGCACCGCCGCCTGTACGGCACCGCACCGTGAGCGTGCTAGAGTGCCCACCACAACCGCATAGGACCCCCTGACCACGGACGGGGCGACAGGCCGGCGCGAGAGACCGGCACATGGGACGCGGCGACTCCGACAACTAGGCCGCAGGGGTGTAGGACCCCCTGATCCGGTGTTCCTGTTCCGAGTGGTGATCCCGTACGGTTCAAGGCAGGCCCGGACGTACCCCTAGTGCAGAGCTAGGGACCCCACCACCCCCGCCCGCACGATGGGCGGGGGTGGAGCTATGGGGGGAGGTCCCACACACCCCGGCCCTGTCGCGCGAGTAATCCCCGTGCGAGGACTGCGACCGATCGACGGTGACCAACCGACCGACCGAAGTGTGTCCCTCCCGTTCACCGGGGGGGACAAGTCTCCCTCCCTCCAGCTCTCTCCCTCCCTCCCAAAGTGTTCGGGCCGGCAGGCCCCCCGGCGTAGCCGGCCCCCTCGGAACAGGAACATCACCCCTCCAGCACTCCACCTACTGGACCACCCCCACGGCACCACCACACCAGCCGGCACCGGGCCGGCCCCGCCGGGGACGCGCACCGGGACCACCCCAGCACCGGACCACCTTCACCGATGAGAGAGAGGACAGCACGCGATGAGCGCCACGCCTGTCTCCCTGCTGTGGTCCACATGCTCCGACTGCGGTCGCCCCTACGAGCGCGAGCGCAACACCGGCTACTGTGACGAGTGCCGGCCCGCGCGCCCGCGCACCGTCCGACGCATCGCATCCGAGCAGCGCCGAGGGACGGACCGAGAGCGAGGCTACGGCGCGGCATGGCGACGACTGTCCCGTCGTGCGCGACGGCTCCAGCCGTGGTGCTCCGACTGCGGTCGCACGGATGAGCTGACCGCCGATCACTCCCCCGAAGCATGGCGGCGCGTGGCCCTCGGCAAGCCGGTGCGACTGGAGGACATCGACGTGGTGTGCCGCTGGTGCAACGCTGACCGAGGGCCGGCGCGAGGACCGGACGCCGTGGACCGTCCCACGATGGGGTCCGGTGCGGAAGAGCTGGAGGCACTGACCGAGGACGGCGTGCCGCCCGATGACCTAGACCAGCGTGTCGCCCGTGGTGAGCTGTAGACCCTGGGGGGGTGGGGCGCACGGGACCCGATGCTCGCCCCCGCCGCACAGGCAGAGTCTCAGACTGACCTCGCCCGATCCTGCCCCTAGCCCTACGATTCTTGCCCCTG